ATAAATTACCTGTTGTGATTTCTTCTGCTGTTACTGCCCATGCTACTAAAAAAACAACTATAGAAACATACAGTAACCTAATCATCATCTCCATATAAATTATACTCCGAATCTACTGGTACAAATTCTGTTTTATTGTCTATTGCGTGTCTACGTTTTAGCTTCTGTATGTATTGGTCGTAGTCTGGTCTTTCTACATCATACTTTTCCCATTGTTTTGTTGCATCTTCACCTATCTTGCCTTCGAACGGGCAAGGTGTACCTGCGTGTTCCATTGCTG